ATCAGAAGCTGTAACTTTAGAGCAATAGAGTTCCCTGTATACAATGAGTTGCTCATCAGGGGCAACAGCGAACCAAATAACTCCTGTGTAGCTACCGTAACCGTAGTCACAAGCTCGAAACCGTGTCCAACTAGCAGGGATTGGGAAATCGTCAACAACGTGTATAGCTCTATTAAACTCAGGGAAGGCAGCACCTTCGTTTACGTCCCAATTACCTTCTAGTAACTGCTTTCTTTGGTGTTCTGGTAGTGACAAAAGCATTGCTTCGTAGTCACCACTCTCAGCTAAGTATGGATTGTCAAACAAACTAGCTGGAATAAAACGTCTCTTAAATAAGGGCTGACCTGCTTTACTGTGTCCTGCAGGGTATCTTATCGTTTCTCCTGTTTCTACATTTGTAGCCCAGTAAGACTTGTTAGCTGGGGCAGGATCAATAAACATCTTCTTAACCCAAGAGTGTCCACTACCACCAGGGTTAGTCGTTCCACGCATATACAAACCAAGCTTATCAGAGTGTGCAGATCTCAAACGTGATCTCATATAGTCCCAAGCGTAAGGACTAGACCACTGTGTAAGTTCGTCGAATCCAATCCAGTTAAAAGCCTGACCTTGGTAACGTGTGACATCGGTATCTTTATCCAGATAAGACATCCATAGCCTACCACCCTGCGGAGAAGTCCATTGAGACTTACGTTCTGACCACTTGATCCCTGGTATAGCACGAGGGTATAACTCCTGCGACTTTTGTATTAACTCTCTTAACTCTTCTGTAGTATGGCGTACAAGTAGACCACTAAAGTTAGGGTCATTTAACCCATGAAGAGGATCTGCAAGCATAGCATAGCTCTTACCTCCACCTGCTGAGCCGCCATATAGTACTTCACGTTCTGACGCAGATAGAAACTCTGACTGTGGTCCAGGGTTAGGCTTGAATACAACGTCTTGAGCTTCTTCTATGTTGTATGGTTCAGCTTTAACCTGCGCTGGGCTAGTCTGTATCTTCTCTGGTGGTGTAGTATCCTGTGACACCTTTTTCGAGCTTTTCGATTTCCGCAAGGGTTTCTTCGAGCCTTTTGGCAAGCTTGCGTTTAATGTTAGCTGCTTTTTTACGTCTTCGCTCAATGGCTATTCTCTTCTTTAGACCTACATGGGAAATGGAGCGACCTGTTTGTGTTGTCAACCAGTTTGCTACTTCCCTGTAACTATACTGCCTTAAGTGCTTCTTTGCAAGCAGTAATGCTTCTAGTTCGTGTGGTATAGGTTGAAACAGCTTTTCGTTGTCTGGATCAATCTTATAACCAAAAGGTACTACACGAGCCGCTACTCTAACTACAGGATGCCAAACCTTATCGCTCTTCTTAGGTTTAGGTAACTCCCAGAAACCAAAGTCCCTGTCATAATCATATTCAGACAAGGTTACTCGTTCTTACCCTCTTTAGGTGGAAGGTAAAAGATACCCCCACCAGAAGACGACACATCTACTTTTTCCACTTTACCAAGCCCTGCACGATCAAGTAGATCTTTTGCAGCAGCCATTTTATCTTTGATACCAAGCTCCGTAGGATCAGACAAAGCATTGACCATAGCCATCGCAGCTTTTGGCGCAGTTCTACTGAAGTACGTTCTGGTAGCTTCGGCAATCTCATCTTTGAGAGATTCGACAATAAGTCTCGTAGGTGTATTTTCACTGTATCCTGCTATCTTTTTTGCTGAAACCACGTCTCCACCTGCCTCGTCAAACAAGACCTCTAGAAACTTTTGTTGGTTTGGGGTTAAGTTACGTGCCATTGGCTTTCCTTATAAAGGTTTATCTACAAGAGAATCATATGCTTTCCATATGTCTTCTATTTCAGTTTGGTATTCGTCAAGTTTATCACCCAAACTATCTGTGATCCCAGTAGATCTCTCAACTTGACTACGTAAGTCAAGCAACTCTTTCTGTTGTTCCAAGATTGTTTGCATCTGCGTACTAATCGTTGACAACCTTGTGTTAAGACCTCTAACGTCATTATCTGCTACCGCCTGTTCTATTGCTTGAATACGAGAGCTTAAGTCAGCTTCCATATCTTGTGATTTAACTGTTAGGTCAGCATGTACACTCTGTATATCTACATTTAGACTAGATTCAACTGTCTGAATACGAGTATTTAGTTCGTTAGACTTAGAGTTAAACTTACCTGAAGCTTCAACTACTGTCTCAATACCTGATTCTACAGCGTAGAACCTTTGTAGTGTGTCATATCCATAATATATACCGCCACTAAGAGATCCTAGTATTGGCAGGGCAGCAGCTATGTACCACCCTTTAAAAGTAAACCCACCAACTTTAACTTCTGTATCTTCTATCATAATAGTTCCTACATATTAGAGGAAGCTGATCCATGTTGCATAATGTAAGCTCCTGCGCCGTACACATCGTCTGCATCTTTCATGTCGTCAGTAAGATAGCCATTCCAACCTGTTCCGTATCCTGAATCATCCCAAGATATCACAAACTCGTCTACTGCTTGTGTATACGTAATAGCTGTATATGTTCCAACCATTATGTTATTACTTGCAGTGTAACTATCTATACTACTTGTCAACTCCGTGTTATTAGCTGCAGCCATAAATGCACCTGCTTGTTGAGCATACTCTGCTACTGCATCAAGTGCGTTATTATAGTCGTCAACTTCTGAAGCGTCAAGACTATATTCATCTGTAGCAATCATCTCTTGTAATGCAACCTGTTCTGGCTTTGTATCAGCTTCTGCAGCAGAGTCAGCAACAGATGTAGCAGTCATTAATACAGATGTAGCATCACCAAGTACATCAACCGCCGCAACTAAGTTATTCATAGCCGCAGTATGTTCTTGAATAAATAACTGATTCGCATTCTGTGCTGTAGCATAGTCATGATTCATAACTTTACTCTTAGCGTCTAAGTAAGCTCCGAGCATTGCCGCAGTTACTTTAGCACCATCTAATGCTCCATCAACAATAACGCCACCAACTTCAGCATAGCCTACTGCACCAATACCTAAGTTCAAAGATAGTTGTAACCGATTGTCTATAACGTTAATAGAATCAATCAGTGACTGTATCTTCTGATCCCCCGTCTGGCTGTAGTCGGGTGGTGGTAGTGACTCTGCGAGTAGTCCTGAACCGCTCACTAATAGAGCGAGTGTCCCTGCTGTTGTTAGTAGCTTCTGCTTCATTGATTTCATCTGTTAGATCCTCTCCAATCCTTAATAGGCTATCCCAAAACTCTTTATCTTCTTCATACCCCACTATAAACGCTTGAGGATTTTCTCTGTACTTATCTACTGCATCCTTACCCATCAATAACTTACCAGTTAATACATCAATGATAGGACAGGGTGTACTGGCTAATATCATAGCCTTAAAAACATTAGGATCACCACAGATTGTGGATATCCCAGAAACTTGTAAACCAAGACCACCTATCTGTTGAGGAGTCCCTAAAAGTCTAGCGTTTTTACGTCTATTACAGTATTCATCTTGAACCATTGCACCCTGAGATAAACCAAACAAACTTACCTGAAAGCCCAACGTTGTAGGCATTAAACAAGAATCGTTTCCACCGCCACCCATAACTGTAGGTGCTATACTGGACATTACAGGAGCTTTTTCACCAGCTCCCGTTGCATTGTAATTATTAGTCTCGTTTGTAGAAGTGTTATTACTGTCTACATTGGAGTCTTGGTAGTTATTACTGAAATCACCAGTTACATCGTTACTTTGTACACTTGTCGCCAAGAACATCTGTAAGATCAGCGTCCATGCACATAAGTTGTAGTGCTGCAGCTTCTTGACCGATGAGTGATAATGTTTGTGCATCTAAATTCCGTTGACATTTCTTATTATCAGGAGGACAAGAGAGAGGCATTACAAGTGATTGAGTACTACAAGCAGTAGTTATACTTAGCAAAAATACAAATGCAAGCAGTATCTTAGTCTTTGTTGTAGTACCTGTGTATGAGATCACCACGAGTAACACCTATATCCTGTAATTCTCTGTCTGTTAGGTTCTGTAGTAAGTATAAGTCTGCACTTGCTTGTCGAGACTTAATAATTGATTGGTTTACGCCTGAAATAGCTGAAAATACTCTTTTTAACATGTTTTGTATACCTTTATACGTTTAAGACTACCCAATGTAGCCTTTACGCACACAGTTATACTGATATGTAGTTGATCTTATACAGATAATTCTGCATACCTGCTACCCTACAGGTACAAACGTCTCTGTTACTGTAAGTATTGTATCAATATGCCCAGCGCTGGAAGGCTGTACCTGTATTTTATCTCCAGGTTGTAGTATTAGGTCTATATCAGAGAAAGATATATAGTCACTATGCGTAATAGCCTTAGCACTTAAGAAGTGAGACGCATAAGTGTCTGCAGCAACATACCACTGAACAGAAACAGTGTTACTTCCTGATGTAGCACCATTCACAACGTGTATAAACGTTACTTCTGCAGTACAATTCGCTGGGCATATATACACATCTTCTACAGATGTACCTGTATTGTGTCCATAAACAGACTTCATACGGGCAGGTTTACCTAAATTGTTTAACGACATGCTACCACTTTACCTTATTTGCCCAGTAAGCTGCACTCATCTTACCTTTTTTAATGTTTTTACCGTGTCTAGCCTTAAATGAAGCACGTTTCTTCTTCATTCTGTCAGATTCACCTGCTTTAGGCTTACCTGCAGTGCTTGCACCCTTCTCGCCAAACTTAATATACTTATACTTACCACCCTCAGAAGCCATTACGTGATGGGATTTACCGCTATCATCATTTAAACGCTGAGGTTTATTAACGCCTTTTAACCCAGCGCTCTTCATTTTAGTCTTAACTCGTTCAGGTATAGCCATTATGCTTTTCTCTTTCTACCAGATGCTGTAGTAGACCATTTCACCTTCTTAGAGCTAGTCTTCTTAGCCGCTTCTTTCTTAGTTATCTTACCTGCTACAGCTTTTGGCCTACAAGCAGGGTAGGGACGTTTAGACTTAGAAGCAGATTTACGTCCACAAGGCTTACCTGTCTTAACGTCTACCCACTTCTCGCCATGCCATTTACCTAAGCCACCCTTCTTAGGCTTTTTTGCTGACTTTGTTTGCTGTCGAGCCACTGTACTTACCCCCTCTTTTCTTGTATTCCTTTACAAGCCAGGATGAAGCATACGCACTAGGCCATACTTTAAACTTTTTCTTAGCCGCAGCACGAACAGTAGCATACAACTTCTTATTGGTAGGAGTAGGAGACTTAGCCATAGTTATCCCTTATAAGATGCACCACACTTAGCGTAGCCACCCTTATTGTATCCCATTTTCTTAGTCATGCCACCCTTAGAGTAGCCACTCTTCTTTTTGTTTAAACACTTTCCTGCTTTAGCACACTTAGCTTTAGTTGGGCATGTACTACAATTCTTAAAGTTAGGCATGTTATCTCTTTCCTGCTTTGCTGTTACGT